GGCGTCCCCACAAAACCAGGGAAGGAGGTTATTTTGGGTGACTTAGAAAGCCGAGGCGGTTTGCCAAGCACATGGCAAAATGCTAAGGCAGCTCACACCTCTGGGAAAGGAGTGCAAGTACACAATGTAGCTCCTTCTGCAGAGGCAATAGAGGAATGGTTGGAACCGAATAACAACTTGATTCAACCCTCTTACTTTTCTTCAGCCGGACAGAAGCTTACATATGCAGGCTTAAAACAAGAATTGAAGAAAGTCCCCGTGAGCACCAAGACTCAATATGTGACAGCTGATAACTTTAAGGTCAAGCGTAACAATAAGGCTATCACATCTAGCTCTAATGCCAGGAACTTAGCACAAGCAATCTTTGACAGGCATTTCAGCACAAGGTTGACGTTTGACGTCAACATGATAAGGCGCTTTGGAGACTTCGTGCGCCAAGACCTAACAAAGGTTCGTAAGAATCTTTCTAGGGTCATCTCCACTATGGACATATATACAGTTGAAGAATACATTGAGTCCATAGACGTCCCTCGCAAAAAAGCGCAATACGCAAAATGTCATGCAGAGCGAAGGGAAGTAGGGTTTGACAAACGTGATTTTCAGATAGAGGCCATACTGAAAACAGGAGAGATTTCATATAAGAAGTTCGAAGAAGGGCGGTCACGTTGTATATTCAATCCCTCCACTTATGCTAAAGTTTACGCAGGAACATTCAATCAGATAGCAATAAGTGTCGCAAAAAAGCTCTTTCCAGAATTTATCCATGGATTAAACAAAGCAGACTTGAAGGATAAATTCGATCAGCAGTGGCCTAGGGGAGGTGGAAAATTATATTCATGGGACGGCAGCAGTCACGACTCACATCAACGCGCGGAGTTATTGACTCTTGTCGACAATGCTTACATTTCAATGATATTAGATAACATTCATTTGCTGTCTAATTTTACTCATATGAATATTAAGTTCTTGAGACAGTATTTGTTATCGAACACACTCCCCATACAAGCGCGATGGCCCAACCGGAAATTTATGTTAAAAGGAAAAATACACGGCACCACATTTTCCGGTCACCCTACTCGAACAACTCTAGGTAATACTTTAAGGGTGATGTATTATACTAAATATATAATGCATAGGGCAGGCATACCTTCTCAAGCGTATAGACTGGCCGTATCAGGAGG